AAATCTACTTTTTTATTTAAAAATGTATTAGCCAAAGTAATAAGCCTCCGCTTCTGCTTCGTCTTTAATATCTTGTTGGAAAGTTGTATTTAATTTTTGTACAATACTATCTATATCTCTAACAAAAGATTGTTGTATTTGTTCGTCATAATCTTTTGTAGGTTGTGTAAGTGATTGTACAATTCTAGCCATTATCTTCTACCATCCGGTTGTATATCTAATCTAAACGTACCTAGTTTCCAAAATTGACTTGTACTACTATTAGATATTTTTAATGCAATAGATCTTGATCTTGCACGTGTGTCTATTTTTTGTGTACCACTGGTTACTGTAAATGGACCAAGAGAAGAACTGGCTGCAGTGTCATTTGGAAAATCTTTAAGGTTTAATGTAATAACAGCATCTCCTGTTTGAGATAAAAAGTCCGGTATTACTCTTCTTATTTTCATCATAAACTCTCCATCACCTTGTAACCCTTGTTGACCTATGTCAAAATCTCCAGATTCTATATTAGCAGTGATTGCAGTTGTAGATCCTTCTTTAACTTGATCTAATCCTTTTTCATGTTCAAAGTATGTTGAAGTACCATCTGTACATCCAATAACATGATCTTTACTAGTTGTAGCTGTTGTACTACTTGCATTATATTCTGTAGCATGAGGTTGACCAAACACTGCGGAATCTTGCCATGCAGATCTTGCTAATGTTCCTGTAGTCCATACTGGTCTTTGAGGTGTGGAATCTAAATAATTGTAAGCCACCATCCTGTTCACGGTTCCTGATCCAGCATTTGGATAGAACCACATAACTTCACCAAACAAATTATTTAAACCTACATTGATGTGTTGTTTTGGAATTGTATTAATATCATCGTAAACATGATCTTCAACCAAACATGGAAGTGATTCTAATTTACCTGTGTACCTAAAGAAACCATTTTCTGACATCCAATAAGCAGAACCATCCACCTCTACGGCGGCATTTTTACCAATCAATCCACAGTTAGTACCTACTTGTTGAAATGAGAAAGTAAAAGGTGCGCCAACAAATCTCATAATAAATAATGCGGTATCTGTCCAAACATAAATTGCATCTCTACCTCTGATTGCTCCTACAATTTTAGATCCATCCGCTAGTCTTTGCGTACCCGCTGTATTAACAGCACTAGGTGCATAAGAAGTTGTTGAGTCAATATTTTCTTGATCAGAAAATCTAATAAACATTTCATCTCTTGATGATTTAGTTCCAATTGTAGTTTCTGTTCCAAAAAATATTAAGTGTCTATCAGGTGTAGATACTAAACTAAAAGCTGATGATGTTGGAGCATTAGGAAGTAAAGTTGCTCTTGTGTTGTTTGCTGTTGTAGGATCAGAATCCCATTCAAATGTTTCTCCACCTGATATAGTTGCAATAAGTTTGTTACCAAAATTATCTAAAGACCATAGTCCAGGTGCTGTTACAACGTCACCAGAAGCTGCAGCGTTCCATGCAAAAAAACCTGATGCATCTGTTGCTGTTGCGCCACTAGAATGTGAAGCTGCTGTTGTTCCTAAAGCTCCTCTAGTTAAACCTGATAATACGTTACTACTGTTTCCAGTATAAGTAATCAATTCGTCACCTATAATAATAGTTCCTGATGAAGGAAACGATGTAGAACTTGCCAATGTTAAATTTGTAACTGATGTATTAATTCCTGATGCAAGTGTTGAAGTAAATTGTCCTTGTTGTAGTCCACCCCATGATCCAAGGCCCCAACCTGTTGATGCAACTTCTACCGCGGGTCCAACAGAATAATAAAGTTTTACTCTGATACCACCAGATGTACTTGCACCTGATCCTGATTCATTAGATGCCATTGTAACTGTTAGTGTAGTTGTTGTGGGTACGCTTGTAACTTGAAATTTGTTATCGTCAAAATTCCCTGATAAAAAACCAGAGTTAGTAATACTAGTAAAATTATCTAATAATATAATATCACCTTTGTCTGCATTGTGCGCTGATGCAAAAGTTATAGTGACAGTCGCTGATCCATTAGTTGTACTAAAAGCATTTGTTAAAGTTGTTGTAGTTTTAATTGGATGTATGTCGTAAAAAATACCACCAGAATAAGCGTACAATATTCTATTAGTCCCTAATGCTGCATACTTAATACCGCTAGCATTTACAAAATGATGAAGTGCTGTATTACGACCTGTAATATCAACCGAACCTAATTGAGCCCAACCCCCTATTTTTTCAGGTGTGCCATATCTAAATCTAACATTATCACCTTCGACCCATTGGCCTTCACCACCAGTTGATGTGACTTGTTTATTGAATCCAGGTTGAAAGTTTACTTTTTGTAGCATAATTATCTTGCCGTTGCAGGCACTCCAGTTGATGTTACGAATGGTTGTTCAGCGAAAGCCATGTAAATGTATGTTTTACCAGAAAGATTAATATCTGGTTGTGCGCCTCTTAATTTAAAACCATTACTTAAAATATCAACATAAGCCTCATCACTTGCACCTTCTGAAGCATTATTGTTATTTGCATATAATCTAGGATTATTTGGGTTACGACCTAATCTTTTATTATCAAAAATACACCAACTACTAGTTCCATCAGTAGTTTTTTTAAGCATTACCCATGCTGGTTTAAATCCTAAATAAAAAAATGTTCCATCTGCATTTCCATTTCCAACATATGAGCCAAATTTTGAGTAGCCTTGTTTCTCTGCAAAACAATAAGCAATCACACTATTATCATTTGCGTTGTGATTATCATGATTTCCTAAAGTAAATACAGAAGATGTTGGAGAAGTATTATTCCACCAACCCGCATCTATATCTGCATACGCAGTAGTAAAGTAAATTGCTTTAGTATTACCCAGAGCTACGTGATAAATCATCCAATTTGTAGAATTTGTAGTCATATTTTTAATTATCATCATTTTTGGAATTGCTGATAAGTGATGTGGAATCGTATGACCACTAGACCCATTTCCAATATATTTTATAATTGAAAAACCTGCATCTGTATTTACTGAACCAGAGTATGCTTTAGCAGTTCCAGACCCACCAGAATTTCCAGATACTGCTGTTCCAGCTTTCCAGTTCCATGCTACATAAGTTTTAGTATTTTCATTTACTCCATTATCTGCAGCATTTGTAAATCCATCACTATCAAAAGAAGTCATTAAACCAGATAAAGTTTCTTCATCATCAGTTAAATCTGGATTTAATCTTTTTGTTACACCTCTTATTGTATCTGATACTGAATGAGATGATGTAGAATCTCGTTCTTTAATCCAAACCCAATTAGGTGAAAATCCAACACCAGAAATTGCATTAGAACTTCCTGTACCAGTATAAAGAACTGTATTAAAATATTCTCCTGGATCGTCTATATCTGTATAAGCCATTATCCAAACTCCGCTAGGTTTTTAGTACATAGTGAATAAAATTTCTTTGCTACACTATCTCCTGTTATATTTGGGGAATATTCAAACGCCCCGAATCCGTTATCATCAGCAACAGCAGATGAAATTGCAAATCCTGATGTTCCACCAAAATTACATTGCCAAACTTGTGTGCTGTCAGAGTTATCTCCAACTGCAAAATGATAAAAACCACTATCAGTTAAAGCTGCTGCTGTTATTGTATGACCAGTACCAGAGTTCATTAATGAACCATTATCTGATACATACATTTTATTATTATCTAAATCCATATAGATACCTATAATATCATTTACAGTATAGGTTTGTCCGTAAGATGTGTCTGAACCACCACCACCAGCATTACTTCTAATTTCTCCGTTATCTTGATAGTAACCATACTCTTGTGATCTTGAACCTAACCAAGTTGTTCTGCCAGTCATATTTCTTGAAGTTATACCAAGTATATCTTGACCACTTGCTGTTGAAGTTTTTGCTTCAAAATACCATTTACCTTTTGATACTCCAATAGTTGATGGAGATATTCCATAGTAGTCACCAGTATTATTACTTGTATATACAAGATTACCTTCTGAAAAAGTTGCTGCTGCCCAGTAATTATTTAAACTATTTAATGTGGCAAAATTATTAGTACACGTGTCCGTGCTTTGGTCTGCTGCTGTAAGGTTATTAACTGTAAAATCAGTTCCACCATTTGCATCATTTCCTAAAGCTGAACTATCTTCAAAGTCAAGATAGAAACCATTTGTACCGAATGTGAGCCCACTAACATCGATGGGCACCCAGATCCCGCTGTCCTCCTCAAATTCTCCAAATGATGTTGGTGCTAATTGTAATCCATCTATAAAAACAAATTCTGAAAGATAACCACCAAAATAACCACTACCACCATGAACTTTTGAAATATGTTGTTTATTTGTTTGTCCACCAGTTAAAATTTTTAAATCATCATTTTGATCTGGATAACTAGCTGTTGCAAAAGAAGTTTCTTGAACACCATTAACATATAATTTTATTCTATTAGCAGCTGTTCCTTGCGTTGTATCTATTGCAAGAACTATATGGTAGAAAGATGCAACATCTCTAAACAATCTATTTGTTTTTAATTGTGTACTTGAAACACTATCAGTCATTCTAAAACTATCATTATCTTCAAATTGAATAAAACCTCTGTTATTATCATCAGCTACTTCATTTGAATAAATCATTTCAGATGCAGATGATGTTAAAGTTGATCTTTTAACCCAATAACTCCAAGTAGCTTTTCTTGTGCTAGTTGGACTACCACCCAATGATCTTGTTAAATGATCGCTACTTCCAATATTAAATCTACCTGAGTTATCTACATCAAAACCACCAGAAGCTAAAGTATTTGCTGGAATAATAAAAGGCATTAAATTTCCAATGTTGGAAGTTCAGCTAAAGTTCTTGATTGAACACCATCACTATCAGTTGTGTAAGTATATAAAGTTTCAAGAGCTGGAGTATCACTTGCGTTTGTAATTTGAGTTTCCATAGTAGCTTGTCTTGATCTAACTAAATCTCTATGAGTTGTAATAGCACTAGGTATAGCAGTAGATTTTTCTGCGTTTCTTGTAATGTACCAATCGGTGTTAGCAAGTTCATTAGCTACTTGTGATTTTAAAGTTTGAATTAAATTATATTTTAATCCTCTAGTTTTAATATCATTAACTGATTTGTCAGATGGTAAATCTCCAGCATCTTCATCATCTTGCGACCATGTAGTATCTGCATGAGCTTTAGCTGTAGCTGAACCATATGAAGCTGTTACAGTATCATTAGCAAAAGCAAAAGATTGATTAGTATTAATATACCACTTCTCATCTTTGAGATTTGTATTATCAAAAACTACTTCATAAATACCTTTAGCTTCTAACTCTGCTGTACTCCATAAAGAAAATATTTTTGATGAATATTGAACATCATTAAGAACTAATCTTTTAGGATGGTTTATATATTTTGATATTGATCCGTCTGTTACTATTGCGTACATATTATTTTATCCTATTAGGTTGCACTTAAATTCATTGATCTTCCTACTTCTTGCC